TTTGTTGTATCTACTTCACATCTAGTTAAGTTCATATTCTACCTCCTATTTCTTTACATATCCTCCTGCAAATGCTTCAATGACTGCACTATATAATCCAAATGGTTTGTCTTTTTCATCGCTATAAAATTTTAATGATAATTCATTTACTTTCTTTTCTTTAATTTTGTATATTAAATAAGTTTTATTTGTTGTTGTAAAACTAAAATTACTAAAATCAATATGTAAAAAAGAAAAGCCTGTTGCCGACTTTTCTGTTGTATATTTATATTCATTTGACTTATCTGTTTTTCTTGCTACTTTAGTTATTCCATTAGGAATTGTCTTTATTTTAGCAATTCCTCCTCTTTTATTTGTAGTTTTTAATTGGTTATCATATCCAAAATTGTCCATAGGAGTTGTCCAATAGCTATTAATTGCTTTGCCATCGTCATTAGTCCCCTCTAATAAAAATATATTGCCATCTTTTGCTCCTATATACAATTGATTATTATATTCTTTTAATATGTTAGGTTGGTTTTCGTTAAAATCCCAATAAAACCATTCGTATTCAAATCCATTTATGTTCGAAAATTTTTGTCTACTATCTGCTAAAAATATTTTTCCATTCACTAATATCATTAAATAGCCTCTAAATTCTGTCATCATAGCATCTTTATAATTGTTTTCATTAGTCATTTTTGTATCTATTAAACTACTTCTGTGTGATACTATCTGTTTGCTATTTAAATTATCTGTTACTATTCCTTCTAATCCATATCTACTCAGATATACAATATCGTCTTGAAAATTACTAGCACATGAGTAACATCCTAAGGCTACATTTCCTTGTTTACTAGGATATACAGCACCATGTTCATTATCTATAATCTCCTCGTGATAAAATACATTTGCATTGTTTTGGTCTAATTCTTTAAATACCCATAAAACATTGTTTCCTACCACAAAATCAGTAATAGCTGAATCACTTGCTCCATCTTCATAATAAGATAAATCTGATATATATTGTGGATTATTTGTTTCTGAATGAAATATTGCATTAGGATATTCAGAATTTCCTGTATAAAATATTTTATTATTAAATATTAATGCTCTACTACATTTATTTATTCTATCTGCATATCCTTCTATTGTCTTTGCAAATATTATTACAACATTATCATATCCACTTAAATTCGGTGCTGAAGGTATTTCGTTGAAAGTAACTTTTCCTTTAATTCTATCTACTGTAAAATCTTTATCTTCTTCTAGTTCTACATCATTTACTATTGCTTCTACCTTTGCGCTATCTATATTTTGTGCATCTAAATAAAAATCTTTAGATTTTCCATCTCCTAAAAAAGTATTTTTTCTTTTAGGGGTTAATACATTTACATCTTGTAGTAGTTCTCCTCCACCTATGTTACCAGCTTTTCTACTTATTGTAGTTGTTGGTACAAAAGGATTGTCTTCAGTTACCTTTTTTAGTTCTTTTCCGTTATATACTAAATAGTTTTTTCCATCATTTATGTATAACTTATCTTCCATCTTGTTGAAACTTGTTTTTATATTATTCATTTCCGAGAACAACTTTTTTAAACTTTCACTATTTGGAGTATTAGGAAAATTTGTCCATTCATATAATTCATTTTCACTATGTACTATTGCTATTGTTGTACTAAATATATATATACCATTTATATTGTTTCCTATTTTAGCTATTTTTCTATATCCGCGGTCTTGTCTCTATACAAGTTCCTTCTGTATCATTATAATTTTTCCAGATATTTAAAGCATCTGGGCTTCTATTTATGCTAACTAAACTTTCTTCATTCAAAAAATCTACACCTCTAAAATCAGTATAGATTCTCTTTATACCTGTTGCCATTTATACTCCTCCTTAAATATCACATTCAGGCTC